GGAGGAGAGATAAACTCTCAGAAGCTTATACTTACAATGGAGATTTAGATTTTATGTTAATTCCAGATAGATCTTTATTTATATTGCAGAAATTCGGTATTAAGGTTAACCAAAAAGAGTTTTTAGCTATCAGATTACACGATGGTGTGTTTGATAAAGCCAATGAAGCTTATTTTTTTAGTAACGTAGAGTCATCTCGACAAAAAACTGCTATAGTTTCTGTACTACATTCAGCAGATTACTTAGCTTCTAAAGTTGAATACGATTTATGGAAGGGAAATGGCGGTAATTCCAAACCTAAAGTTAATAAAACACAATCTTCTACAGGTAAAAAAGTAAATTCTTCTCAAGGACTTACAAATATGTTAAAAAAATTATAATTTATGTTAATAGCAATAGTAATTTTATCTTTACTTAATATAGCTTTACTTATAGGAGTAAGAAATCTTTTGATAAAAGTTGAAAAATATGAGGATGTAACTCAAGATCAAACAGCTTATCTACAAAATATTTCAAATATAGTAAATGATTCCCAAAAGCACCTACAAAATCTTGACGAAAAAGGGGTTTTCCAAGCAGATGATGAGGTCGGTTATTTTTTTGAGCAAATGAAAAACGTACAAAAAGAGCTGAACCGATATATGCTCCCCGAAAATTATGGCAAGAAAGAAGAGTAGTAGTAACTACTTCACAAAAGAGACAGAAGACTACATAAAAAGACATAACGTATCAAAAGACTCTGATTATAGAGCTAAGATATTCACAGATCATATATATTTTCCTTTTTATAAATTAGCTGAAAATATTATACATACTTTTAAATTCTACTATACAGATGTAGAACGTATAGAGGATCTTAAACACGAAGTAGTTTCCATGTTATTAGAAGAAAAAATTATGAAATTTGACCCTGACCATGGTGCAAAAGCTTATTCATACTTTGGTACTATAGTTAAAAGGTGGTTAATAAATTATAATAATAAAAATTACAAAAAACTAAAGCAAATAGGTTCTTTTGACGATATGGAAGAATCTTATGAAGGTAGTATGAATGTTAAACTGCCAGGCGGTATTACACTTAGTCAGTTTTTAGACATGTGGATAGAGAAAACTTACGACAAATTAGACAACCTATTTGCTAAAGATAGTGAAAAAAGAATAGCAGACGCAGTGCTAACGATTTTCAAAACTAGACATGATATAGATATATTCAAGAAAAAAGCACTTTATATCTATATTAGAGAAATGACTGATTGTGAAACTCCTCACCTAACAAGAGTAATATCTGTACTTAAAGATGATTTTTATGAAATATACCATAGATACCACGAAAAAGGTAAAATCGTAATAAAAGAACAGTAATCTATTTATTATAAAAAGATATGAACTCAGATAAAGAAATATTCAAAGGTAAAAACCTATCTGATCTATTTGAAGAAATTTATAATAACTCTAAAGAAACTAAATCTCAAGTAAAAGGATTGATAGGAGAATTGAAACCTCTTATAGAGAATATAGGTGATGCGACTCTTTTAGTTCCAATGATCAAGGAGTATATGGAAATAGGAGTAAAGAATGATGAACATCTAATAAAACTAGCTACAGTAATTCAAAGACTAGAAGCAGCTCAAGCCAAAGGAAATGACGGAGAAATATTTGATTTTTCTGAACTACAGGATTTATTAGATGAACAAGAAGAAATTAAAGACGAAATAGACGAAGTTAGTGAAGACGAAAACTTAGCTGATAAAGAGTAAAGTAAATGGCATTTAATTTATCATTAGGGAGTATAAGTAATTCTACCAGCGCACCAGCTTCCCCAGGTAAAGCAGGAGCTGTAATTTCGTACGGAAGAGTAGTAGAAGTTATTTTAGATGAATCTCATCCCAACTACTTAGAAAAAGGTGGAGGAATCGCAATTAACGGAGCTTACTACAAACCTCTTTCTTCTAATAAAAGACAGGACCAGTATACAACATTACCATTTGCTTATCAATTAGAAAATGCTTTCAAAAAAGTACCTTTAGTAGGAGAAGTAATTAAAGTAGAAAGTTTTCCTATACCATCTGCAAAAGATTTTGCTTCTAGAACTAGAAAATACTATACCGGCGTACTTAATATATGGAATAATACGAATAATAATTTCTATCCTGACCTAAACTCAGATAGTACTTTAGATTTTACTCAAAAAGGAAATTTTAAAGAATTAGGAGACGTAAATCCTATAGGTTCAAGTCCTGGAGATATACAGTTAGAAGGTAGACAAGGACAATCTATAAGGTTTACAGGTGGTTCTTCTAATTCATCTCCTTGGGTAAATAGTACTAATCTAGGACAGCCTATGATTATTATTAGTAACGGTCAAATAGAAACTACTAATGGATTTACAACTATAGGAGAGGATATAAATGAAGATGCTTCTTCAATATACTTTACATCAAATCATTCAATTCCTTTAAAAGAGTCAAGTGAAAAAAGAGAATCTTATGATGAAGTACCGGTAAAAGCTAGTGAATTTAAAGGCAGCCAAATTTTAATTAATGCCGGTAGACTGTATTTTAACTCTAAAAAGAGCGATATTCAATTTTCAAGTAGTGATTCTATTGGAATGACGTCTTTAACTAGTATAAATTTAGATTCTAAAGATTACATGTGTTTAGATGGTTCTCAAATATTTTTAGGACTTAAATCAAGAAAAGCAGTAGGTTCTACAAAAGAACCTTTAATTCTGGGTAATCAATTAGAAGGTTTTTTATCTAACCTACTAAGTCTTCTGGACGGTATGGCAACTGATATGGCATCTGCTAAAACTGTAAAAGGTCATCCGATACCTAAACTAAATAAAAGAGGTCTGCAAGCTAAACCTGTAATAAACGCTCTAAGGAGATTAATAAATCCAACAGGACCTTCTACATTAAAATCTAAAAAAGTCTATACTGAATAATGCCACTAACTTCAAAAATATCATCAATAGTAGCTAATCAGTTAGGTAGACTTCAAGGAAATATTGAAGCTCAAATACAAACTGAAGCTATTAAACTTTTGAGTAAATTTGCTAATCAATGTCCTAATAGAGAAGAATTAACTAAAATAGTTAAAACAAGAAATAACCTAGTTGGCTCAGTAAACAATATTCAAAAACTTCTCAATAGATTAAGAAGTATTCCTCCTAAATTAAGACGTCCAATTAACGGAGCTAAAAGAGTAATTAGATTACTTAAAAGAAATAGAACTAAATTAGCTATAGGTAGAAAACCTTCTTTTTCTGATTATGATAGAGGTGGATTAATTTCTACAAAAACAGCAGGGTTTACTACTACCCAAGCTGATAGGTTATTTGAAACAAAAAAGAAATTAGAGGACTTACAAGACGATTTAAACTCAGTAACAGAATTGATAAGATCATTCGACCCGGGTATCCAAGGAGTACAGAGTATACTTGAAGGAGTTAATGATAATGTAACTGAATGTGCTAAACAACTTAAAGATAATGAACGTAGGGAATTAGATAATTTAATAAAACAAATAAGACCTTTAAGAGGGTCTAAAGAAGAGAGAGTAGGACCAGAAGATTTTAGCTATAGAGCTTCCAACGGCAGGGATTATACTCTAGCAATAATAGAAGACAATTCAATAGAATCGTCCGTCTCTCGTAGATTAGCAGTAGCAAAAGATAATATAGGAGTTATAGTATTAAGAGGACAGCCCTCTTTCAGTTCTGATACTAAAATACTTTTAGATGAACTTAAATTTAGATTAGATAATCAACTTCCGTAAACTAACTATTTATAATTATGAAACTAGAACAATTAAGAAAAGTAATAAGAGAGGAAATAAAATCAGCAATGAGAGAAGAGCTTCAAGAAATTATGAACGAAGCTGTACGTGTTGCAAGTACTCCTCCTGAAAAAAAGAATATTTCACCAAAACAAGAATATACAAATACTAAACCTAATTCTATTACTGAAATGCTCGATATGACTAAAGCAAACATGACCTCACAAGAATACAGAAATGTATACACAGGTACGTCAGACATGGTAAGTAAGCCTAATTTTGCTTCTTCTATGGCGAGTTCTATGGGAATTGGTAATAGCGGTAGACCAATGCCAGGATTAGATATTAGTCAATTTGATTTTGTTAAAAAAGCAGGTGCAGTATACAACAAATCGATAGAAAAAGATAAACAGAAATACGGTAAAGTATAGTAATGGCATATAATAGTAAAAAGATATTTCCAATAGATTTACAACCTAGAAAAGCTCTGGGAGTAAAATTACCTCTTTCTGGTAAAGCAGTATTTGAATCTACTTTTCAAACTAAAGATGCTATTAGAAATAATATAATTAATTTTTTTTTAACAGGAATAGGTGAAAGATATATGAATCCTACTTTCGGTACTCCGATTAGAAATCTATTATTTGAAAATATTACTAACGATAATATAGATAATATTAAAGATGCTGTAAGAAGAGGGTTAGGAGAGTATTTCCCTCTAGTTATTGCTAATGAGTTTCAAGTAACAGGAGATCCAGATAGAAATACTGTATCGTTATTATTAAGATACTCTATAAAAGATACTAGTTT